GTTGATTGGTCAATTACATTTAAGACTCTATGGTTTAATCCTGAACCTTGTGCATAAATAATAAAATTAGAATCTGTGCTTAGTTTGTATTCTACTTGGTAAAAATCAATAAAACTATCAGGTGATGCACCTATGGCAATATCTAAAGCAACAATTACAGTTCCATCATTATACTCAATCAATTGGTCAGATAATGTAACACTTGCTGGTGGTTGTATAGTAAATGGATTTGGTAAGTTTGTAGATGGTGTTGATGAAACTTGTGTTTTACTTGCAAATGTATAATGACTTGCTTGATACTCTATTAGTTTCAATCCGATTGTAAAATCTTCATTAAATGTAATACCCATAACTCTAAATGCTTTTGCAGAAAAACCTAATGATGCGTGTGTAATATTAACAATATCTCCTATTGCTAAATCATAAGCATCAAACCCTACATTTATTTCTAACGATAAAGCTTCTCTTGATCTTCTTAAAATTATTTCTGCCATTTCCTCTGCTTGATATGGAGAGGTTAATGTTTTGAAATCAAACTTACCCTCTAATAAAAAACCACCATCAGCAGTTTTCATCGTTGCGTGTTGATCTGCACTTGTCAAACCACTATCATCTACAGGGGGAAACTGAACTTCATCTACTTGAAAATTTCTATCAGGATTTACAAATGAAACTATAACTCTATTATACTTATCGTTTTTACTTGGACTTGATAAAGTGTATCCACCTATAATATCATCTTCTGTAAGTGTGATAGATGCTGTGCCTGTGGTTTCAATAATTAATTTATACTTTCCGCTTGTGTATGGTAAAAATCCTCTACAACCTTTTAATATTTCTCTAACATTTTCTATAACTTTTTTTGATGTATCTAACACAGCATTACAATCAAATAAGTTTATATCGCTACCACCTGAGAATGGTGTAACTTGTGTATCACAAACAACAGAAGCATCTCTGAAACTTTGTAAATCAATATCAGCAGTTGCAATACCTTTTCCATATCTTTCATTTCTTAAATAATCTAATAAACAAAAAGCTGGATTAGCTGAAAATGTTGGTGATGATTCAACTAAACTTGAATTAAGTGTTACGATTTTTTTTCCTTGTACTTTAGCTTGAACTTTAGGTATCCCTGTAAAAGCATCTTGATTCCAAGTAAATCTTATTGCTAAATATGCTAATCCTGATAATTTATGATTTGAACCCCAAGAAGATAATGTGCCTAATAAACTTGATGCACTTTGTCCATCAGAACCAAAATGCGGTTCTAATCTAATTAAACTTGCAGAGTTTTTATAAAAATTACTATCTGAACTTGCTACTTCAACTTCTGTATTATCAGCTAAACTAGATGCAAATGTAACAACTTTATCATCAACTCTTATTTCTGAAATGCCATTTATTTCACCCTCACCTAAAACGATTGCCATATATAAATATGTGTTATCCGTTCCTGAAGTTTCCATAAATACTCTTGTTCCACCAACAAGTCTTGTTCCATAGATTACAGGAATACTTGCATCATTACTTTGTTTATTAATTAATATACCTTTTTCAAAATCATCAAAATCTGTTGTACCAAAGTCAGGTAAATCTATTTTTGGACTTAGCCATGATAAAGCTTTCGTAACAATTTTGATTGGTGCTGTAATTATTTTTGTAACTGCTCTAAAAATTTTTCCAAATGGCATTATGCTCTACCCCATTTTATATCTTGGACAGTTTGTGAACTAAAGTCCATACCTACATCTGTTGAGAAAAATCTTTGTTGCGATGTATTATTGGTTTTTCTTCCTGATACCTTTTCAAAATCTGCCCAATGCGAAACTATACCAATATTTACTGTACTTTCTGTTTGTGATTCTTGTATTGAAAATGTATCTATTTGACCATCATATAATAAGAATGGGTCTGCTATCAAAGCATTTGTATCATCTAAAAAACCTCTAAATATTTGTACACTATCATTGACTACATTTTCATTAAGACAAGTAGATATAAATGTTTGGTCTGCACCTGATAATGTTAATGTAAGACTTGTTTTTGTAACATCTGTTTCTTCTGTAAAATTTGATATACCTAAAACAAAATCTGATGATGAGTATGTTACACTTGAACCTGAAACAGAACTTGTGAGTGGAAAAGAACAATCTGTTATATTAACAGGTGTTCCAAATCCAATAGTAATAAGATGAACAGGTCTAATATCATTTGTCGCTAGTTCGTTCTTTACTGATGTTGTTAATGATCTCGTCATATTTTTCGTAACTTCTTCTGTTTATCTTTATACCATTAAAAACTTTAAATTTAGCAGTTTTTGTTGGTTCGTTATATTTACCTAAATCATTGGTGTTAAAGTTGATATGTTCTTCATCTATTATTTCTTCTGCAAGAGCATCAACATTTATCCAATACTTTACTTTATATTTCATTATAAAGCTTCTTCAACATCTAACTCAAACTGATATAAAAGGTTTCCATCTTTATCAGCACCGACAGCACCAAATTCTTGAACATCGTTTGTAAGATGAACAGTAAATGGAACATTATCATAAGTAACAACTGAGTCATCTGCAAGAGCAGTAGTAAGCGGTGGTTCTATTGTTACAGTAGCCGCATTAGATGAACTTGTAACATCAGAAACAACCATATAAACTTTATCGTGTGATGCAAACTTAATAAAATCACCAGCTTTAAATCTTCCAGCACCATCACTAGCAAATGCGTCCATAGCAATAGTCGTATCTCCAACTGCGTGAACACCATTAACTAATACTGTTCCTGTTTCACTTCCTCTAGCATCTTGTATCTCAGGTGGGATAATTGTAAAATTTTCTTTTCTTGATCTCTGCTTCATAATAAAAGCCATCAATTCACCATACACATCTGATCTTTTTCCTATAATTATTTGTGCTGTAAAAGCAAATCTTTGACCATCTATTTGTCTTGCAAGTTTTTTACCTGAGTCTGATTTTGATATAATGGTGTTTTGAATAGACTTGATACCCATTGTTGAAAATGCAGAACTTGATATTGGAAATGCACCTGACATTATATTAAATTACCTTGACCCTTTTCGTTTAAAGATTGATTAATTAATTGAGATATAGTTCCTCTTGATCTTACAAGTAATTCTTCAAAACCACTTGCATCAACTGTATTTATATTAAAATTAACATTTACAGGACTTCCATTTGTTCCTCTTGCTGATTGCGTAATTTGTCCTGATGAGTTTGGTATAAACATTTCAGCACCTCTTTCACCAACTATTGTTGGTTGTCCTTTTCTTACTGCTCCACCACTAGCCAAAAATGGTAGTCTAAAACCACCTGAAGCGAAATTAAAAGCCGCCATAGCCGCTTGTAATCCTAGTTGTTTTTCCATCTCTCTTGATTGCATCCTTAATGAAGCGGTTTTATCATCTTCGTTTTTCAATATTGTTTTTGTTAATAATTTTTCAATACCAAGTAAAGCTATTCTTTCAATAGTCTTTGCAATAATTTCAACAAGTATTGCCTGAGCTAATTGTTTTAAAGATGCGTTTAAATCTTTACCTAATACAACTGCTTCAGCTAAACTTTTTGAAATTGACCCAACAGATTTAGTAATACTACCAACAATTTCTTTTGATAAATCAAAAGCATCATTTTGTTTTTTTATACCATCTCTTATTTTTTCAAATAATGTTTGTTGTTTTCCTAATTTTACATTTGCATTTTCTATAGCTTCAGGAACTTTTTGAATATCAATTACTAGAGGAATGTCTTTACCTAATAATCTTAATAATCTTTCAACTTGTTCTCTTACAAATCCAACTGCTCTTGCTACTGCTCTAACTGCTCCAGCAAAAGCTTTTACTGCAAATGTTAAAACTTTACTTATGGCTCTACCTATTGCTTCAAAGTCTGCTGAGTTTTGTTCTATAAATTCATTTAAAGATTTAAATTCTTTTTTAAGTTCATCAAAAAATCCCTCTCCAGCAACATCTCTTTTAAAATTAAATAATTTATCACCAAGCATTGATAAAGTACCTGTAAATGTATTTGCTAATTCATCTGTTGCTTTTCCAAATCTACCACCTTGTCCAAACACTTTTTCAAAAGCTTTTATTGTTTCCTCTGCTGAAACAGTTGCACCAGCACTAAATCCTAATAAATCTCTTACACCTCTTTCTCTAAATATATCTGCTGAAGCTATACCACCAGCAAATGATCTTTGTATTTGTTCACCAGCAGTTCTAAAATCTAATCCTGTTACTGCCGCAACATTACCTGTAATCTCTAATATTTTTGAAAGTCTATCTGCATCACCAGCAACAACAGCTAGATTACCTGATGCCGCTTGTATTTCGTCTAGTGAAAAAGGAACTCTACTTGCAAAATTTGCCATTACATCAAAGGCTTTTGCACCCTCTTGCGTACTACCAAATAATTGTTTTAATCTTACTTGTAAATCTTCAACAGTTCTTCCAACATCAACAAATTGTTTTATAACTAAACCAGCACCAATACCAACTAATGCACCTTTAACTGATAACACAGCATCTTTTAAACCAGCTAATCTTCCTCTAATACCATTAAAGGCTTGTTTGGTTTTATCTTGTGCTAATATATTTATTTTAAGGTTTTGTGCCATTATCTTTTTTTCCTGTCAGCTATAGATTGTTGTTCTTCTATTTCGTGCAACAAAAATGCTAACCAATGATTATACTCCCAAACTTCCATTTTTAGAAGTTCAGATAGAGTTATTTTTAACCTATCAGCGACTATAAGTAAATTTTTTAATTCAGGATTAAATTTTAGTTTTTTTTTACTTCTTCAGGAGAGATAACTTGAACCATAGCTGTGGCAACCCTAGAGAGAACATCAGAATCTACTTTTGTTAGTAAATCCATTTTATCGTCTAGTTTGAATATTTTTTTACCATCTTTATCTAATGATTTCATTATTACAATATCCGCTAAAATACTTACATCAGATAAATTTTCAGATTTCTTGAATAGTTTATTTTTTTCAAAAAGGTTAATAGGATTCCAATAAATTACTGATGGCTTTCCATCTTCGTCTTTCCACTCAGGAACTTCAATAGATTGAACACCTATACTCTCGAAATGAGTTTTGGCTCTGTCTATTATTGACATAAATTATTATTCAGTTCCGATTGTTAAAGCACCTGTTCCTTGAAAAGTAACTGATCTTGCAACTACTCCATCTAAAGGTTGTGATACTGACATTCCTGTAATAACACTTGCACCCTCAAATTTTCTGTCGCCTGATGAACTTCCCTCAGGTAGTAATTTAAAAGTTATACTTGCACCAGCGACTAATGATGTTTGGACACTATCCGCCTCGTCAAAGTGCATTTCTAAA